TAGACCATTAACTGGTCAGGCACCTAGCGACGCGATTCTAGAAACTCAGAGAATAGATTTGAATGAAGGTGGAGTCCTTGGACCAGGAGGTATGATTAGAGGCGAGGATCTAGGAACTAGAGAAGGGTTTGCTGTACCTACTTATTTAAAAGATTTGTTTGAAACAGAATATAAAAAATCAAATTACAATTTAAAAGATATTTTAAATAAAGCTAAAAAATTAGAGTTAAGAGGTCGTAGTAATCCAAATCTTAGCCAAATAGAAAGACATTATAAAACTTTTGTAGGTGACAAAAGATCTATGACACAAGAACAATATTTAAAATATATAAAAGATAGAATTAAAAATCCAAATCTTTCACATATTAAAGGTTGGAACAAACCTTTAGTTGGAACACCTCTTGGACCAAAATCAACTATTGGTCAAACTAAAAATACACCTGTTACTAATTTAAACAAAGCAGAACAACAACTTTCACCAGAAGAATTAAAAAATTGGAGATCATATACTCTAAAACAATCAAAAAAACTTAAAGACTTTAGAAAACTAAAACAAAGTATACAATACGATCCACAAGTTGATAAATTTGTTTACAATCCTGAAATTAGATTAAATGCTTTAAGTAAAAGATATGTTAATAAAAATAAGAGAAGAGCACTAAAGAATGATGCTTACAAAGCTCTTTCTCCAAGAGAAAGATTGTTAGCCGTTCAAAATGAAAAAAGATTACTAGCTTTAGGTGACATTATAAAAAATAATCCTAATTATGTTTTAAAAGATAAAGCAACAATGGATTTATTATCTACTGCAGTTGATCCAAAGACAGGAAATATTTATAAAAAACCAGCTAGCTTTACAGATATTACAGGAAGAAGAATTTTAGAGTTAGAACACATCGATCCTGTTGTTGGTGGTACAGGAAAAGGAAGAGGAGCTATGTTAAGTAATATTCAAAGTCTTCCAGAACCTTTACATAAAAATTTTAAAGGGAATGCAGAAATATTTTTAAATAAAAATATAAATAATCCACAATACAAGAAACAAGTTAATGATATTATTAATAAAGCAAATGATTTAAAAATATCTTTAAACATCAAAGGAAAAGTTTTAGGTTATAAACCTAAGTATGATTTCTTTTTAGATAGAACAGATGAAGCCATAGATTTTTATTTTAAAAACCCAAAACTAAAACAAACTTATGCAGACGCTGTAAATAATTTTGCAAAACCTGATCTTAAATATAATTATTATAAGTTTGGATTTAAAAAACCATTAAGTCAAAAAGAACTTACAGCTGTTACTTCTGGACTAGATAGACCAGCATTTTCTTATGCAAAAAATATTCCAAAAGGAAAAGGAAGACTAGGCGCAATAACTCTTGGAGCAACTTTAGCTGGAACAGTTGGAACTGCAGTAAAAGCTGCTACAGGACAAGAACAAGAAGATCAAACTTTAGGAACTTCTTCTATGCTAGAAGATATTGGAACAATGGCAATAGGAGGAACTACACTTGGAGCTGGTTATTTCGGTGGTAAAAAATTAATAGAAAAAACTACAGGTAGATTTGCACCAATGATCAAAGGTGCTATTGGAAAAATTGCTATGTCTCCTTTTGCATTACCTTTTAGAGCAACAGGTTTAGATAGAATGGCTATGAAAAAATTAGGATTACTTCCTGAAGATGAAACATTAGCTCAAACATATGATCCTCGTACTGCATCAGGTAGAACTACACTAGCTTTAGAGGGAGTTGCTGCTGGAGTTTATAAACCAATAGCAGAAGGATTAACTTCTGGAATTAAAAATCAAACAGCTAAAAATTTAGCTACTGGAATTTTAAAATTAGGACCTAGAGCTTTAAATCTTGCAAATGTTTTATCTAAAGCATCTAGAGTTACAACACCTCTTGGCATAGCTTCATTAGCTGGTGAAGGTATTTATCAATTCGGTAAAAAACAAAAAGAATATTTAGATAGTTTAAGTCCAGAAGATAGAACTAGAGTTGAACAAGAATATAGAGATGTTGCTGCAGCAGAAGGTGGTATAATTAGAAAAGCATATAAAGATGCAGGTCTGGTTGAAAAATTAGGAAGAGGTGCAGCTGCATTTGATCCTAGAAACCTACCATACTATGGAGCCAAAACATTAAAAGGATTAGGTTCTGGAGTTGAGATGGCTGTTAAATTTCCAGTAGCAGCAGGTGCAGCAATTGGAGAAACTATTCAAAAGGGACCAAGAAAAGAAACACTTACAAAATTTGGTGAAGCAATGCTACCAAGTGCAACTCAATATCTTTCTGAAAAAACTGGATTAGAAAGTTTGATCAAAGGTCAAGAAAAAGAATTATTAGAAAAAAGACCAGGAGCAGTTGCTATGGGTGATGTTTTAGAATTAGGTGCTGAGTTTGTTGCACCAGCAACTGGTTATATAAAAATGATTGAAGATAGTGGAAGCAAACTTTACAAAGTATTAAAAAATTCACAAGAAGGTAAAAAAATTGATCCAAAAGATATTGATGAAGTTTTAGAAGTTCTTTCTGATAAAGGAGTTGGAAGAAGAGATTTTATGGCTGTTGTAGGTGGCACAAGTGCTTTGGCGTTAGCTAAACACATAGGTATAGTTGATGCATTAAAAATTTTAGAAAAAGCAAAACCTATAAAAATCTTGAGTAGATCATCCAGTAAAATGCCTGAATGGTTTCCAAATTTTGCATCTAGAATTTTAGATGATACTGACTCTGTTTTTAAACAAGTTGATGAAGATATGGTTGAGATAACTAATAAAAATTTACCTGATGTATCTATAGGCAAATATTCAAATGGAAGATGGGAAATATCAGGATATAATGAATATGGAAAACCTTATATAATCGATTATGAACCACCTTCTATTTTAGAAGATGGTACAAAATATGCAGGTGATTTTTCTGTTTTTGACAACGTACCTTCTAGAATGGGACCAGATGATGTAGAATTTGATTCAGAACTTGTGGAAAGCATTGATGATGTATTAGGTGGAACATCTAAACTTGAGGAATGGACAACAGGAGTTAAGAAAAAAGAACCTACTAGAGGTGAGAAAAGAGTTATTGAAGCAGAAGCTAGAGCAGAAGCAGACTATGATGCTTGGAAAGAATCTGATGATTTTGTAGATGAATAAGCTAACAAAGACAATACCTCCTAAAAGAGGACCTCAACCACAAGGCTTGAATATTAGCTATAATACTGTTAAAACAATCCAAGCGGAGAAAATAAATGGCAGAAATAGACAAGTCTCTACCAAACGTAGAGCAACAACTAACATTACCTAGCGAACAAGAAGTTTCAGAAGAAGCATTACAAGAAGAACAAGAAATTGCTCAAGCTGGTGAACCAGTTGAAATAACTGAAAACGAAGATGGTTCAGTTGATATTAATTATGACCCATCACTTGCTTCGGTTGAAGGTGCAGAAAATCATTACGCAAATTTAGCAGAACATTTACCAGATAATGTTTTAGGTCCATTAGGTTCAAACCTATATCAACAGTATCAAGATTATAAAACTTCTAGAAAAGATTGGGAACAATCATACAAAGAGGGTTTAGATTTATTAGGATTCAAATATGACAATCGAACAGAACCTTTTCAAGGTGCATCAGGTGCAACACATCCTGTTTTAGCAGAAGCTGTAACTCAATTTCAAGCTTTAGCATACAAAGAATTATTACCAGCAGATGGACCTGTAAGAACTCAAATTTTAGGACTATCAACTCCAGAAAAAGAACAACAGTCACAACGTGTAAAAGATTTTATGAACTATCAAATTATGGATCAGATGAAAGATTATGAACCAGACTTTGATCAAATGTTATTTTATCTACCATTGGCAGGATCATCATTTAAAAAAGTTTATTATGATGAAGTAGATCAACAAGCTGTTTCTAAGTTTGTACCTGCAGATGATTTGATCGTTCCGTATTCAGCTACCTCATTAGATGATGCGGAATCAATCATCCACGTTGTAAAAATTTCTGAAAATGATTTACGTAAACAACAAGTTGCTGGGTTTTATAAAGATATTGAATTAAAACCATCAACAACAACTGAAAGTGAAGTTCAACAAAAGGAACGTGAATTAGAAGGTCAAACAAAAAACCGTGAAGAAGATATTTTTAATATTTTAGAGTTTCATACTAATTTAGATTTAGAAGGATTTGAAGATGTTGGAGAAGATGGTGAACCAACAGGAATTAAATTACCTTACATTGTAACATTAGAAGAAAATTCTAGAGAAATATTATCTATTAGAAGAAACTATGAAGCAAATGATGTTAAAAGAAAAAAGATACAGTATTTTGTACATTTTAAATTTTTACCAGGTTTAGGTTTTTACGGTTTTGGATTAATTCATATGATTGGTGGATTATCAAGAACTGCAACAACTGCATTAAGACAATTAATTGATGCAGGAACATTATCAAATTTACCTGCTGGATTTAAACAAAGAGGTATAAGAATTAGGGACGATGCACAGTCTATTCAACCTGGCGAATTTAGAGATGTCGACGCACCAGGTGGAAATATACGTGACGCATTTATGATGCTTCCTTTCAAGGAACCGTCTCAAACACTCTTAGCACTAATGGGCGTCGTGGTACAAGCTGGTCAGCGTTTCGCATCTATAGCTGATCTTCAAGTAGGTGAGGGTAATCAACAAGCCGCAGTGGGCACGACAGTTGCGTTGCTTGAAAGAGGATCTAGAACAATGTCTGCGATTCACAAAAGAATCTATGCAGCATTAAAACAAGAATTTAAATTACTCGCACGAGTATTTAAATTATATCTACCTCAAGAATATCCATACGATGTCGTTGGTGGTCAGAAGATGATCAAACAAGCAGACTTCGATGATAGAGTAGATATATTGCCAGTTGCAGATCCAAATATTTTCTCACAAACACAGCGTATTTCCATTGCGCAAACGGAACTGCAATTGGCAGCTTCTAATCCAATGATTCATAATCAATATGAAGTTTATAGAAATATGTATGAAGCATTAGGTGTAAAAGATATTGATAAAATTTTAATTCGACCACAACCCCCTCAACCAAAGGACCCTGCATTAGAGCACATCGATGCTCTTGCAGGGAAACCGTTCCAAGCATTCCCTGGTCAAGATCACAGAGCACACATTACAGCTCACTTAAACTTTATGGCAACTAATATGGCTAGAAATTCTCCAATCGTTATGGCTTCATTAGAAAAAAATTGTTTTGAACATATTTCTTTGATGGCTCAAGAACAAGTTGAAATGGAATTTAAAAATGAAATGCAACAAGTAGCTGCTATTCAACAAAACCCACAAGCAATGCAAGATCCAAACATTCAAATGCAAGTTAGAATGATGTCAGAAAAAATTGAAGCAAGAAAAGCTCAGTTGATTGCTGATATGATGGAAGAATTTATGCAAGAAGAGAAAAAAATAACTTCTCAATTTGATAATGATCCTATTGCTAAATTAAGATCTAGAGAATTAGACTTACAAGCACAAGAAAATGATAGAAAACGTAAGGCTGATGAAGATAGAGGCAACTTAGATCGTATGAAAGCGATGATGAATCAAGCAACTGACCAACAAAAACTTGCTCAGAATGAAGAATTAGCTAAATTAAGAGCTGATACGTCAATAGAAAAGACAGTTTTGGCGGCGCAACTTAGAAAAGGACAATAAAATGAGAAAAAAAATGACAAAAGCAGATAAAAAGGTTAAAACTGTTATGAAAGAGTTCAAAAAAGGTGAACTCAACATTGGTAAAAGCTCTAAAAAAGTAAAAAGTCGTAAACAAGCTATTGCGATTGCACTTTCTGAAGCAGGTAAAAGTAAAAAAAGAGGTTAATATGAAAAAAAAGAACAAAAAAACTGTTGAAGTTAAATATCCTGAAGGTGGAAAACCAGTTGAGATGACAAATCCAACAGAATCTCAAAAAGATATGGTTAAAGGTCAAGGAAAAATTTTAGCAGAAAAGAAAAGATCAGCAACTTGGTACTAGTTTATGATTCCTTGGGGTTTATTAGGTCAAGGTTTAAAATCTGGACTAGAAATATACAAAAATAAAAAAGCAGCTGACGTTGCAATGTCAGAAGCTAAACTCCTTCATATTGAAAAAATGAAGAGAGGTGAAATAGAATTTTCTGGAAAGATTGCAGAAAATCAAAAATCAGATTGGAAGGACGAATTTGTACTTTTGACAATTTCTTCGCCTCTGTTTTTGTTAGCATATTCTGTATTTGCAGAAGATGAGAAAATGCAAGAGAAGATTGACTTGTATTTTCAAAAATTACAAGAGATGCCCTGGTGGATAGTGGGCCTTTGGGTTTCAGTAGTCGCGGCCATATATGGACTTAAGGCAACTGATGTG